ACCTTGCTAGCCATATTCGACAAGCCGCTAACCGACCTTTCCGCTGCTTTAAAAGCACTAGAAAAGCCGCTATCTCTAGCTTTCAGCACCGCTTCGACTGTATAGCTCGAATTTGCCATTAATACACCTCCTCTCCGTTGTATTTTCTCATTCGTTTAGCAATAGCGATTAAGTCGCTATTGACTGGTTTTGCGTAATTAGCACCCAAGACAGACTGTCTGCGCTTGGCTTCGTCGTAAAAGTCCGTAAATGTCTTATACACATAGGCTTTGCCGTTCTTGTCTGTTGCTTGGGCTGTTCTGTTCAGAAATGCTTGCAGATACAATTCTTGCTCACGTTCTAATTGCTTCATAACATGCCCTCGTTTTCGGAGCTTGTATTCTGCAATCGTCATTCTTCTTGCTACATCGTAGTCCGTAACGCCAAACAGTCCGAATATCGTTGCAAGCATATCTTCGTAAACTTGTTTAGATGTCGATATGACAGTCTTTACAGGTTCATTTCCTTGAGGACTTTGTTCACTTTCAATCTTGTCACCGGCGATTTCTTCAAGCTCGCTAAAAAATCATCAAATACTTTCTCGAGATTGTCGCCTTGAGCTTCAATCCACGCTTCAATATCTGCGCTTTTAAGCAAAGGCCGCTCTGTCGTGGTTGCTGATTGGATGATGTCTGCGACAACAACAGGATTGAAGTCTTTCAGATAGACAACTGCCGACTGCAAGCCCATACCGAAGCTGACACCATTTCCCTTGATTTCATAGCGCTTGTCCATTTCACGGATAAAGTCAATGCCATAGTGTAAGTCATATTTCTTGCCGTTGATTTCAATTTGTTTCATGTTCTCTGGTTTCTCCTTAAAAATAAAAAGGGGCTAAATGCCCCAAAGTTTGATTACAGCTCTTGAGTAGTGTCCTTGAATGCGTACTGTACAGCCTTTTGCTGTTCTTCTGTCAATGTCGCATACCCCTCTACTGGTTTGCCGTCAATCTTCATTTCAGTTGAGATTGTAATCAAGTCCTCAACGTTCGCAGGAAGTTCCCAGCTAGACAGAGAGCCTTGCATATACTTAGCAGGGTATTTGTCGGCTTGTTTAGTGCCAGCAAGGTCAATTTCCCATACTTCAAGCTTAAAGCCTTCGGAAACTGATTGCTCAAGAAGCTTATTCAGTTCATCACGGCTTGAAACAGCTTCGATTTCAAGCGTCACTTCCAAACCGCCATCGCTATTAATAGCCCCGTCTTTCGTCTTCTTCGTGTCGTTCGAGCGCTCATATTTCAGCTTGTGCTCAACTTGGAAAGCTAACTTAGCAGCAGCTTTCTTTTCACCTAATTTGCGGAACATCAAAATTTTATCTTTTCCGTACATGTTTATCATTTTCCTTTCTTAGTTAAATCTAAATTTCAAGTCAAGAATGCCATGATAAAGCAGTTCTTGAGTTGAATCATCTTTGATAATTTGCGTTGGACTTGTTAAGTCCATAGACCACCTAGTGCCATTAATAAGCTTAATTGTCGAATACTCAGCCATTAACTTGCCTATCCAATCAGATACCAGTTTTCTATCGTCTATACGCCCCCACACATCGACACGAGCCGACACCTCACCGATGAGATACGACTTTGTCGCTTGTGGGATAATCTGCGTGTAAGACACAACCATAAACGGATAAGGTGTACCGTCTTCTGGCAGATACGGATAAGCAGTCAATCCAAGAGCGTTTGATCGCTTGATAAGCTCATCATGCAACTGTTGGTCTGGTTGTTTATTTAACAATGCCCGCCCTCCTCAAATCTGCGATAAATCTCGGCTGCACTACATCAAAAGCAGGTTTCATAAACGGCTGTGCGTTCATCTTGCGAGTTCCTACTTCGAGATATGCGGCGTAGTCTGTGCCAGCTTCTACCTTTGCAGCAAAGCCGCCGTCTTGCATTTCAAGAGTGATTTTGCGTTTCGTTGCGCCAGTTGCATAACCTTTAGTAAAAACAGCATTTCTCTTAGCAGTTCGTTGCAATTCTGCGCCATATTTCTTGACAATAGCTTTGTGTGCTTCCATGTTAGCGGCGGTCTGCAAGGCTTTTTTTAATGGCGCATCGCCGTTGATGCGTAAAGTTCCGTCAAACCCCATTTTTCACCTCACTAACATAAAAAACAGTCATGCCGTTCGTATGTTCTGGCGTTCGTATGATGTTATAAGGCTTTCCGTCAATCAAAAGGCTGCTGACTTTACCTTTTATTCGCCTAACTCTCACTACCTTAGTAGCTTCTTTCAGCTTGTCACCTAAGAGGTTTTGGAGCTGTGCACTTACCGGCCCGATATTAGCAGGTACGACCTTTTCAGTCGTTTCACCGCCTACCATTTTGCCCAAATCAGCGTCATACCTTGGTTTTTGCTCGCTTTTAATAACAAGCTTGCATCGTTTGTCAAATCTCATAGCATCTTAAACCCCGCTTGAAAACTACCAGCAAAGTTGCGTCTGATTACAGCGTCATAGACTGCAAAGTCGTCTAAGTCAAAGGACATGCTCAAACCCTCTACGCTTTGAGAGGACAAGCCCTCAGAGCCTAGCTTATTAAAGCGTTTAACAACGACCTCTACGATGATGTAACTTAGCTTATCTGGTATATCGTCTTGTTTTGAGTAGGCTTTAAAGTGCGCTTCCGTGAGATTTTGGATAATTAACAAGAGATTATCTTGCAAGTTATCCTCAATTCCTAGCAGAGCCTTTACTTGCTCAATAATCGTCATGTTCTTATCCCTCCAATGCGTCAATCAGGCTCGCTTTATCAAGCCCAGAATAGCCCGTCACGCCATTTTCTTTGGCAATCCCTCTTAGTTCCTGTACTGTCATATCAGACAGCGCAGAGGGGCTTTCTGCCACCTCTACGACTGGCTCAGGAGCTTTTGGGTGATGCCTACGCAGCAACATACCCATTAAGCACCTCCGAATTTAACGACTTTAGTCGGGTCATACAGATATACACCGTAGTGTTCGTCACCTGTGATGACTGTTGTCTTCTTCAAGATGTCACGGTCTGTTTCGATAGCAACATCACGCTTGAGGTTGATAACGAATGCGCCGTACTTAGCAACATCAGTCGTGTCGTTAGCTGTCGGTGATACTTTAACAAGGAAGCCTTTTCCTTTTTCAACTTTCTTGGTACGTACGATTTGCACACCGTGAGTTTCACCGAAAGTACCAGATACAACTGTATTAGCCCCAATTTCAGAGCCAGACAGCCAGTTCTTGATTGTGTCAGCACGCAAGTCGATAGCATCAGCAGGGTTGATAAGAGCGACATAGTTTGCGTCTTCTTCGTCGTCAAACACTGCCAAAGCTTTATCCAGCGCTGCGCCAGTTGTTGGAGCTTCTGTGACGAACTGAGTCGCTTTTTTAGCTTCTTCAATCAAGTCATTGTCTACCTTGTTAGCCAATGCCAAAGCAATTTGTTGTGTTGCTTGACCGACTGGATCGCCGTAACCAGACAAGACAGCTTCGTCTGTCAGTTCAATACCTTTACCAGCTTTCTTGATAGTCATAGTAGACTTAGCAGTTGTCAATTGGTCTGGCTCGATTGCTACGCCCTCGGCAATGTCTTTAGCGTCACCAGAGTAAACCCATTTAGGTACTGTGATAGTGCTCCCCGGCTGTCCTACAAGCTCACGCTCAACGTATGCGAGCGGTGTAAATTTAATCATTTTAGGAAGTTTAGCCGATACCATGTCAGCCATTACTTCTGGGTTAATCATTTGTGCAAGTTGTGTTTGTGTCATTTAATTTATCCTTTCAATTGTGCGTATAGTTCTGGGTTGCTTTGCAGCAATTCATTGCGTTCTTTGTAACCCATGCGGTCGAATTGCTCTTTGGTGATTGCTCCTGCAGTTGATTGTTCAACCTTGCGTGGAGTTTTGCCTTTCAGCATTTCTTTGACCTTGTTGTCTGCTAGTTGGTTCACTAGCTCTGCAAAGCCGTTTACAGCTTCCTGCGTGCGTTCTGCGTCGTCTTTAACGACCAAGGCAAGGATTTCATCGCTTGCAGCAATGCCGCTCTCAGAAAGCATTTTAGAAGCTTCTTTTTCAAGACCGCTGCGATTGATTTTCGCTTCGAGTTCTGCGATGTATGCCGCTTGTTTTTTAGCTTCATACTCTGCTTTTTCATCAGCGTTCATCTTCCGCAGCTTTTCAGCTTCGTCCATTTTGGCTTTGTATTCTTTTTCTGCCGAGCGTTTCGCTTTTGCTTTTTCCTTTTGGATAATGGCGTCTAGCTCAGCTTGTGTGAATGTCTTCTCAGCAACTTCGGTCTGCTCCTGATTGCTAGCTTCATCAGTGGTTTCTTCTGTTACTTCGATTACTTCATCTTTGATTTCTTCTGCCACTTTTGGCTACCTCCTTTTTAAGTCCTGAGTGGACTAATAACCTTGGCTTTTTATGTCTTCAAAGTTCGGACAAAAAGAAAACCAGTCGAATTGACTGGTTTGAATTATGCAACTAAGTAGCAGTCTATTCCTGCCAGTCAAGATGTTGGATCACCTCCTAATCTGTAAACCCTAGCAACAACATTATTTTGCTTTTACCTCCTAATCTAAAAATTTGTCTATTAGCTTTCTTGAGTTTGCACTTTTCTTAATCAAGCGCTCGTATTCTTTCTCTGACATTGAGAAGTGCGCTGCTGTTGCACATCTACAATGTGGGTGCATCGGAGCAGCGTTCTCTCCTGGCAACATATCAGCCACTTTAAAGATTTTGCCGTCTAATGGCTTGCATATGTCGCACGCTTTCGGCTCTGCGATAAACTCGTATTCGTCGTAACCGTTAGCGATGTATGATTGCCTTTCTGCTTCCGTAGCAATCCTAGCGCCCTCTGTGACAGCCAGTCGCTTAGCTTCATGAGCCGACACATCAAACTCTTTTTTGATTTTCGGTATCATGGTTGTTGGATTTTTGCCTTTTAGCAGGTATTCTTCCGTTAGGTGGGCTACAATCTGCCTTAAATCATCTTGTCGCTCCCAAACCCTATCAGACCACTTAACGCCCTTAAACGGCGTGTTTAAAACCGCTTGTGCTGCTTTCTCAATCTCACTAGCAGATAATACAGATTTGCCAAGCAAGCCTGACTGTGCCTTTAGCGTTTCTGTGTATTCCTCGTTTAGAAAGCGCTCTGCAAGTTTGTGTTCTGCATTTCCAAGGGCAACCATTTCTAAATCTAGTTGATACTGCAGCAATTCCAGTCTTGACATCTTCATCTTTAGGTTATAAAGCTCAAGTTCTGCATTGGCTCTAGGCGAGAAGTCTTTTTCCTCAACGTAGCGTCTAGCCTTTTCTTCAAAGGCTTTGACATCGAGCGCATCCACTCTTGCTTTAACTTCTGCTATTGGCAGATTGTTCTTGTCTGCGTATCGTTGCTCAAAGGCTCGTATTTCCTTTTCTAGCTCCCTAAAATGGTAGTCGTATAATCTAGCCATTTCATCACTTAAAGTTGCGTCACGGCTTAATCTCGCCCTCTGCTCGGCTTCTATGCGTCGTTTCCAGTAATCACTCGGCATCAGCAATCACTTCCTTGCTGTCGTCTTGTAGGTCTTTGTCTGCAAAGCGTTCGTTCTGCGCAATCTTCCTAGATAGCAAACTAGAGCTTTCTTCTTCATCATCCATCTTCTCAATCTCTTGTTTCGGATTGTCAACGATAGACAAGACAGATAGCTTAGTTTCGTTTGATACTTGACCGGATAGTTGCGATACAATCTGTGCTTCTTCCAAGATGTTTCGAGGAACGTTGCGTGTGAATTGATACTTAATATCAATCCAGCCGTCGCTAGGCACGGCAGCCATTGGCACACCGAACACGATTTCGTACAGACGATTAAAGGCTGACTGCATTTTCCGGTCTTTCATCTTAGCTAAGTTGTCCATCGCTTGCAACTTAAACGCTAGAGCCGTACCAGAAGCATTCCCAAAGTCTTCTTCCGACAGATTAGCGACCATTGAAACGGCAAAGATAGAGTCTTTTAGCAACGTGATTAGATTTTCTTGCGTTGTGTCCGAGTTTGGCTTTTCTAAGAACCCAACATCTGGCAAAGGGCCGTCAGAGCCATTCTTCCACAAATTAAAGATACGATTTTCTCTAATCTGCGTTGCCGTATCTTCTTTTAGCTCGACACCAACGATTTTAAGATAAGCGTCTGCAAAGTAATCAACGTCATTAGCTTTCTCACTTGCTGCTTTGTTTAATGCGTCGATTAGCGTCTTAACGCTATCAAAGATACCTTGTCGCTCCTCGTTCTCGATAAGCTCAACGACTGGCAAAGTGCCGTAGACATGATTGTCACGTTCGACAAATCGGACGCCGCCGCCAAGTTGAAATGTCGCTTCAATTATTTCGTTAGCTGTGATAACTTGTCCGTAACCTGTTGGATCATTGTCATTAAACGCATATCGAACAGCAAATAAAGGCTTTTCCTCAATACTGTTGTCATGCACGATAAACATATTGATTGGGCTGTTGTATGTCGCTTTCGTGTTGCCCGCTTCGTCTTGATAGACATACAAAAACGCATGACCAAACACATCGGCAAGCTTAGCAAGTTCAAACTCGCTGTCTTCCATGTCGTTTAACTTGCGGAAATCACTGATAAACTCTGCCACGTTATCGTCATCGTGCGTCACTTTTACTGGCACGCCGATTTGATAACCGCTGAATGTATCAACGATATACTTTGCGTAGTTAATGACTAAGCGATTATCTGGCTTCCAAGGCTCTTTAGCCCCACCTTTCAAAATCTTGTGCTTAGACATATACATGTCTTCGTTTTCGACATAACCTTTCAGCAAGTGTGCTTGATGCAGCTTCACCGCTTCTGATACCAAGTCTGGCGTCACTTCGTTTTCTGTTGTAGTCAATAACTTTCGCTTGTTTAGATTGACTTTTGCCATCAAAACCCTCCCTTGAATACTTTAATCTTGTTGCCCATATCTGCGACCTTAGAGTATATCGCATATCGGACACTATCCAGCACATCGTCATGTTCCTTGAACGGCTCTCCCGTTCTCTCATTCCAGATATACTGATAGACTTCATCTTTGAAATTATTTACTTTATATTTAACAACATAAAAAAGCCCTAGCTTCATGCGCTTGGCTACTTCCTCTATGCCGGACAAGACAGACTTGTTTGCGTTTCTGCAGTCAATATCCTCACGTTGAAACCTTGCGACGTGTTCCGGTCGTGCGCTATCAGCCCAAAATGGAATATTGCCATATCTTGACTTGATATCAAGAGCTATCTGCACCCAGAAATCAATCTCCTTGTGCTGATATGAATGTTCTTCCAGCAGATACGTTCTGCCGTCTGACGTTTCTCCCAGTACTACGATAGAGCCTAAGTGCTCATATCCCCAGTCAACGCCTGCATAATAGCTTGTAACCTCGCTTGTAGGCACTTGATCGCTAGTGATGTACATCTTATCGTTAAAATCACGATATACAACGCCCTCACCAGTTACCCAAAGGCCGAGGATGTCACGGTCGTAGAACACACCGGCTGGCG